GAAAACGATCATGGGCTGTCGGCCCCCCCCGCCACTCACATCAGTTATAGTGGGCGCTATGCACCTTATATCGTAAATGCGCCCCTGGTTCGGATTTTCCCTTGTAGCTGTTGGCATGATATTCGCTAACTGGATGATTTTATTTTCACCCATTGTATGCCGCTTCCTTTCCCGGAAGCATCTGTCCGAATACTGCCATCAAAACATTTTTCACAATGCTGTTTCCGGCTTCCCTGTATAACTGCGATTGAGAATTGACCGCTTCGGCCTTTTCATAGTCTGAATCCGAAAAATCCATCAGCCGCCAGCACTCGCGGGCCGTAAGCCTGCGGACAAAATAAGTACGCATCAGATAAACCGCGCCGCCTTCCTCTCTCCGCTCTGCCTGCATCTGCACGATCCCTAAATCGTGCGCGGATGCCTTGACACATCTTGCAATCGGATATAGCCCGCGCTGGAAATCCTCGGAAACATCCGTGTAAATCGTTCCAAGAATTTTCGGCGGATCCTTGTAATCCGTGGCTCTCAATGCCTGACATATGCCATCAACCCCCAGCACCCGAACCCGGTCTTGTATTTCCTTTTCCGGATTCAGGGAACCGACAACCACGATCCCCGGATTTTCCATCTTCAGCGCCCCCTTCCGTTTCCTCTATCTGGATGATCCCAGGCTCAATCTGTCCTTCATCAATCAACCGCTGAATCAGCCGTTCCGCCTTTTCGGTCTTGACAAAATAACGGCTTTCAACATCCGGTTCCAGATAATCTTCCATTGTCTTTTCAAGCTGGATCCGGCGGGGAAATTTATAATTGTACTGCCCTAAAATAGATACCATGATGCAGCGATCCCTATTTTGTGCCACTCCGTAATCACTGGCGTTTATGTCCTGCCAGTAATTTGAATACCCTTTCGATTCAAGAAAAGAAATCCAGTCCTGGAAATGGCCGGCGTTCTTTTCCCCGTGAACCTCTGTGACATTCTCCATTAGCAGAACTTGCGGCAAGCTGCCAACTTCATTCAAAAGCCGTTCCACTTCCCATAATAGCCCAGACCGTGTGCCGCTCCCCTTTTTCATGCCCCTTTGTTTCCCAGCGGATGAAAGATCCTGGCACGGAAAAGAATATGTCATGATGTAACAATATTTTTCCGTGTCAGTGATCCCCAGGTCTGCACCCGTAATTTTTGTTATGTCCTGCGGCTCAAAATGTGTGCCGTGTATCGCGTTATAGCTTGTTACGGCGTTCGGCTCAAACTCGACAACCCGCCAATTCTCAAAATCTGCGCCCAGATCCCGAAGTGCCATTGCCTGACTTCCGATTCCGGCGAAAAGCTCAATCAGCCGGATCGGCCGGTCTATTTGAAATTGCGGAAGTGTCAGATCAAAAATGGTAATCTGGTCATAGTCGTAATGTTTCATTTATGACAATACGGCGATATTACCCACGCCTTCCAGCTCTTTCTTCAGATAATCCGCTATGCTGTGTACGGCCCGGAATTTCCACGCGCCACCGTCCGCTTCAAACAACGCGCAAGAAACACCAGATGGCCCATTTTTCATACGGAATACAAAATCAATTTCCGGCTGTTCTACCTCATGGAAAGTACGGAAGGGCTGCAATTTGACCGGATTCGGGACGAATACATCCTCTACACTTGCAAGCCCGGTCTTGACCGTGGCCTTCTGCGTGATTCCATCATCCCCATAATTCATAACGGTTTTATCCTCAACATTTCCGGCCACCTGCATGACGATTGCTTTATCTTCTGTATTTTGGAACATGGACTGCATCTGAATGATGAAAGATTCCTGGTCAATAAATTTGTTTAGCGCAATAGCCGGAACCCTTGCCCTGACCTTTGCAAGCTCCCATCTGGCCATATCATCATTAAAGGCAGTAACAAGCCGGACTTCCGTTTCTGATTCCACATGAACAATCATTTGCGGCAAATCTCCGGTTCCGTTAAAATCGTAGGCCATGCGCTCCTTGATATAATCCACAAGGGAAGTCAGCGTGGAAATTTCCAACGGTTCACAACTGCGGCAACCGTCAACCAGCATGGGGATCCCATTGTGAAAATAATACTGTTCCCCATAAATTTCTTCCGTCCGGGGCTGTGAAAGCCCTATGATGTACTGCAATGCTTCTTTGATCATTTTTCCTTATCCTCTCTACTTTTTATTGTGTGCCTGCTTTTAACTGCCGCGGCATAGATGCAATTTTCGGCCGCTCCGGCGCCTTTTCTTCCGGCTCTGTCACGTCAGAAAACGACATTTGACCGGGGATCTGTTTCCCATACTCCCGGACAAGCACATCACCGGTTTTCAAATCTTTACCCATTGCAAAATTCGTCTTTGCAGAAATAACGCTTGCCAGCTTTGACTTCACGGAAATTTCGACTTTTGCATCATCCCGCTGTTCTGTCTGGTGGAAGGATATGTTGATCGTGATACTCCGCTTTTCACCGAATGGAGTGTTCGGATCCTGCATATTCTCAATAACCCGCGTAATTTCCCGGTCAAACTTTTCCTGCAGTGTGCCGCCGGCCAGTTCTCCTAAATCAACGTGTAACATTTTTTCGGATGCCCCCTTTCTTTTTAGTTTTTAGCAGAAAGAAACCTTTAGGCCGCGCCGCCGCAATTCAGATATAAGTTCTTTCGTTTTGGATCCGTTGATTGCATCCCGGCGTTCCTGGTACTCTTTTGGAATTTTTGCCTTCACTTTTCTTCCGCGGAAATCATCCGGCGCAAGATCGAAAAGCTCATGAGCGGCAACATTCCGCACCGTGTATTTATCTGTAATGACGTACCACATATTGTTAAGATTGTGATAAACCACGCCACGGGAAAGATAACCGCTGATATTGCGGAAATATTTCATATCCCCGTTGTGAAGTTCCTTTTTATCCCGGTCAAGTCCGTTATATGTCGGCTGTGTCAGGCCATCCAGGCTCCGAAGATCAAAATTCATGTCTTTCGGCTCATGATGGCAAGATTCCGCATAATAATATTTGATTTTATCTTCCGCAAGTTTGGGGCGCCGGCTTGTTTTATCATCCACAACAACAAGCGTTTTCAGCAATTCAAGTATTTTATTCAAGTATTTTTTATACTGAAGCCGGATCAGATATGGCATTTTCTCCAATTTGTTAAAATCATACCTGCCGCCGCTCTGGTTCTCATGTACCACATTTTGGAAAAACTGAATCTTGAATCCGTTTGGATATTTTTGAGCATCAAATTCCAGATCCCCACGTTTCCCGATCCAGTAATCACGGCGGATAATTTTGTCAACATCCGGATCCTGATGGACATTAAACCCTTCGGCCGCCAGCATATTCATAATGCAGTGAAAATATCCATAGTGGCAAAATTCATGATGAAGCCAGTCTTTTTTTGGACTGCGTTCCGTTTCGTTGACGAAAGAAATTGTTGTGTCGTAGACTGAATAACTATCGCAATTCGTAACAATCACCCCCATTCCACTAAAAATTACCTGACAAATCATTTTCCATGTGCTATAATCCCCCTATGGCCCGCCAGCCATCTAATAAGATGAAAGGGGGATTTTCACATGGACGAAAAGAAAATTGAAGCAGCTATAAGACATTTCAAGTTCGCCGCACGCCCCAGCAATGGAAACACTTCTGAACCTGCCACTGTTAGGGATATTAACAACCTTATTGAAAAAACTTCTGAACTTGTTGTTAAAGTTGTCCAGGCTATGAAAGAAGAATAGCTGCCATCCACCGCTTTAATCAGCGGTGGATTTCTTTTTATCATCATCCGGAACCACGGTCAAAATGCCAAGCTCTTGAAGTTCACCATAACATTCATAAATTGTTTCCTGCGCTTTTGTCAGCCGATCCATGATTTTCTTGATTTCGCCTTCCTTAACTTCCATCCTTACAGAATAACCATTCAATTCTGACACCCCCCTTCTTTTTGTTTTCCCTGGCTCTATATTAAGTTGTCAAGGTTCGCTTATTATCAGACAATAGCCGCCGGTTGCAGCCGGTTCCCGGCTATATGGAAAACCGTTATCCGGTTGTTTGTGCCTGTACCATGTCACGCCCCAGTGCAATCCCGGCTTCGAAGCCGTTCATGTATGCAAGGACGGAAACGGAAAACATCTGGCGCTTTGCATCCGGTACTTTCTGCATGAGCTGACATAACTTTTCAGCATCCTTGATCTGTTCCGGCGTGTAGCCTTTTTCCTGCTTTGCCATGATGCCGCCCCCTTTCTTGTGTGTTGTTGCTTTGTGCTTATGGAACAATCATATGCTCTTTATTCGCATTTGTCAAGTCCTTTTTTGTTCTTTTTTCGCTTTTTGTTCTTTTTTCGCTTGACAGCTCGCCTTTTTTGCTATATATTTTGATTGAAAGGTGGTGATTGTTACGAATCAACGAATAAGAAAACTAAGAAGAGAGCTTGATCTTACACAACAAGAATTTGCGGAAAGAATAGGTGTAAGCCGCGCTAATATTGGAAAATATGAAACAGGTATCAGTGAACCAAGTGCTGCGGTTTTGTCCTTAATCTGCCGGGAATTTGATGTTCGGGAAGAATGGCTTCGCAACGGTGAAGGGGAAATTTTTAAACCGAAACCATCTGACATACTGGATCAACTGGCATATAAATATAAACTTTTCAATTTTGATTATGTCATGATAGAAAAGTTTCTGGCTATGCCGCCGGACTTGCGACGTGCAATATATGACCATTTCCACGACGTTGACGCTGCGCTTGCAGAAATGGATCCATATGCCCCGGCTTATACCGGAAGCGAACCACCGCGGCCAATGGATCGCATTATGGAAACTATAACAAGCCAACAAAAAGAAAATGCGGTTCCGGAAATGTCGGTTGAGCAAGCCGAAGCGGAATATATAAAAAAGATCTCCGAAACTGCACGGAAAAAGGAATCTACTGCTTCGAATACTACCGGCGGCGCAAAAAAAGCGGCAAGCGAATAATACATAGAAAAGAGGATTATTTTTTATGAAATCAAAGTTTGTGGTTGTGCTGTTTTCTTTTCTGGTTGTTAGCTTGACATCATGCGGTTCTTTTAATGAGGAATATGAAAAACAAAAGGAAGCGGAAATTCAGATAGCTGAAATAGAGGATAAACAGACTGAAAATTCGGATTTCCAATCTTCTGAAACCAAAACTGAAATTTTGGAAGATGTTCAATCAACCGAAAGACCGATTGATGAATCTAAAGATAATGAGGAAATTCCCATTGAATATGATGTACTGCAACAACTGTATTTAAGTATTGGTTCCGATACAAATTATGCAGAAATGATTGAGCTAGTACAATCTACCGGCCTTCCGTTTAGTGAAGAAAAAAACAACGGAAGTCGTACTGTTCAAGTAGCTTTTGCGGATGATGCCACGGCTCAAAAACATATGGACGAAGGCGGTGACTATTTAGAAATTATTTATGTATATCCCAAATACGAAAATAGTTCAAATGATGTTTTAGAAAAATATACTTTTGGAACCTGCGTATATCATCCAGATAATTGTTCTTTGTCATTGATTAGTCATGTATCTGGATCATACTTTTCTTACTATGAACCGGGAAATTATATTTCTAATTTAGGAACTGCGTTAGATTTAGATAATAGCATGAGTAAAGAACAACAACTTGATTATTATTTTGAAAACAAATAAAGAAAAAGTTGATCGGCGTCTGCAAACACCGACCAACTTCTAATACCAGGCATACCGAAAAAGCGGCTTCCTGACTGATAATAAGCAAACAAATTATAGCATGGGAAGCCGTGAAAATCAATAGGCTTTCTTTTTTGCGCCTTTTTTCGGATGCCGGGGAAAGGGGGAACCATGCCAAGAAAGAAAGCCGGCCAAGCTCCGGCACATGACAAACGGAAGGCAGCCTTATACGTCCGCGTGTCCACCAAACACCAGGTAGACAAGGATAGTCTGCCAATGCAGCGCAAAAAGCTAAAAGAATATTGCAAAATGTACGACATAGGGGAATACCAGATATTTGAGGACGACGGCTATTCTGCCAAAAATACCGATCGACCGAATTTTCAAAAAATGATGGACTGCATCCGCAAGGGGGATTATACACACATGATCGTGTGGAAGGTTGACCGTGTTTCCCGGAATCTCCTGGATTTTGCGTCCATGTACCGGGAATTAAAGGAACGAAAGGTCACTTTTATTTCTCTCAATGAACAATTTGATACCAGTACGCCAATAGGCGGCGCCATGCTTAAAATCATCCTGATATTTGCAGAACTGGAAAGGGAAATGACTTCCGAACGTGTTACTGCAATCATGCTTGACCGCGCCGAAAACGGTCTGTGGAATGGGGCAAGGCCGCCGCTCGGCTATTCTGTGGATCCGGAAAAGCAAATCCTTGTGCCGGTTCCGGATGAAAAAGAAACGGTAAAAATGATCTTTGATCTGTATGAAAAACTCCATTCATGCAAAAAAGTGGCCAGAACCCTTTATCAAAATGGAATAAAGCCGCAAAACTGTGATGAATGGAGTCCAAATTTTATCCGGCATATAATCCGGAACAAACTATACATTGGAACATATATATACAACCGCCAGGAAAACGGCGGCGCTGACCGTCCGGAAATCGACTGGATCATCAAAGAAAATAACCATCAGCCCATTATCACGAAGGAACAATTTGAACGCTGCGGATCCATTATGGATCAGAACGCTATAACACGGGATGTTTCGGAACTGCGCCGGACGAAGCATATTCATATTTTCGGTGGAAAGCTCGTCTGTAATCTGTGCGGAACTAATATGAATGCCAGCAAGGACAAGGCGCGTGAAAACGGCCTTCGTCCATCTGTGTTCCGCTGCGGACGGCGGGCCCGGCTTTTGGCCTGTGAAAACAAATTGATGATCAGTGATCTTTCTTTAGGGCCTTTTGTTTTTAATTATGCCGCAAACCTGGCAAGAATCCAGAAAAACCCCAGTGGGATTGATACGCCGGAAAAGCTGGAAGCCGCCTTGCTGTCCGGGGATGAATTTTCCGGTGTAAAAATAGCCCCTGACTGCCTTTCTACAACCTTTTCTTTGCTTACCCATAGAAATATAGGGAAAGGCTCTTTTTCACCGGATATAGGGAAATCTGAAAGCCAGGACGGGCAATCAGAGGATCGGATCGCATACCTGGAAAAAGAAAAGGAAAAATATAAATCTGCAATATCCAGACTGACCGATCTTTATATGTTTGATCCGGATGCACTCACAAAAGAAGAATTTTCAAAACGCAAAAGGGAAATGACGCAAAAAATCCAGGAACTTACACGCCAGATTATAGATTTAAAAGAAAACGCCGGATCCGGAAGCGCCGATTTTGCTTTTATCCGAAAGGCGTCAGCTTTTCTTGTGGCCCAGCGCATAGCATCCAATGAACATATAGACTATATGCAGATAGCCGTTGACCTGGATAATAAAATCTTAAAGGACTTCATAAACCAGATTATTGATAAAATATTTATCCAGGATGGCCGGATTATGAAAATCCGCTTTGCCAGCGGTTTAGAACATAATTTCGTATATCCAGATTAAAAAAGGCGGCCTTTGCCGCCTTTCTGCTATCTCCAATTCTGCGCCTTGCGTTCCTCTATAAACTCATGTAATAGCTTTGAACTTCTTTTGTAACGCTTTTTGCATTCATCACGCATAAAGCGGAAGTCTGCTTTGTCCGATTCCGGAAGTTTTAAAATTTGCTCATATTTTTCACACTGATAAATGTTTTCAAGAATCATTACTTCATAATCATGCGCCTGTTGTAAATCTTTGGCCGCCGCTATGTATGATTCTATTGTTGCGGATGCCGAACCGCATCCGGTTATATATCCGGGTATCTGCATTATGTCCTCATACATCTTTTTTATGATTTCCTCGCGCTCTTTTTTCATGGTCTATTTACCCCCATATCCCCAGCCGATCTATTAAATGCGCCGCATATACTCCGGCCATATCGTCTATTGTTTCACATTTTGAGTAATCCGCACCGGCAAGCAATTCTTCTTTCGTGGTTTCCAGAAATGCGATCCGGCGCTCTATGTCCTGTGATTCATCCTCTACAATCCGGATCAGTCTTTCCGCATCCGTTGTTATTGCGTATAGCTGCGTTTTCAATTCATCATACCGGATAGCATGAGGATCCGGCGGCTGAAGCATGGCCTGTATGGTTTTTTCTACAATTCCGGATTTTTTCAGTTTCTTTATTGCGTCATATTTTGCCATTTCGATTATTACATCTTTCATCAATCCCGCCGCCCCCTTTACGTTGCCGGCCGAAGAAGCGGCTGTGATGCCAGCGGCGCCGCCGGCCATGCCGGATCTCGTATCTGGAAGGCGTCCCCCAGCTCTATAATATCCGGATAATTGTCAAGGGCAATCTTGATCGCTGTCGGCTCAATCTCATAGGCATAATAGGTCACATCAACGAATCCCAGCTTGTCAAGGCAATAGCGGCCGGTTCCGATACCGTCATACATGGACAACACAACAATTTCTTCCATGCGGTCAACACCGGCAAGCCCCGCCTTCAGTATGTGAATGATTAGATCGGCCGTCCAGCCATTCCCTAGGGCCTTTCTTGCCGCCGTCCTGGATGCCGCCGCCGTGTAGCCGTCCGGCAATGTCTGAAGCCTTTCCGCTTCCATCTGCGTGAAATGCCGGAAAATATAGTCCCCGTTTGGAAGTGCTATATTGTATATTCTCCCTTTATGCAGATATGTTCCATTTTGTACCATGACAAACTCTTTTTGCTTGAAAAGACTTGCATTTTGATGTATGTATGGTTCTATGATCATGCTGTCGGTTTCAACGGTTGTTAATGCGTTGGCCTTTTCCGCTCCGGATGTTTCAAACCTGCGGTATAGTTTCCCGTCAGCTTCCCGCCGGTTCCTGTACCCCATGCCGACCGGATAACGGTCAGAATGAAGGTCTTTCCAATATCCCCTAGTCCGGATTATGTCTTTTAACGTGATCCCCCTGTCCTCTGGCTGCTCACATTGCCAGTTAAACGCATAAATGCGCCGCCGCATCTGCGCCGATACAAGCGAACTATCCCCATGAAAAAGAGGAACCCCAAGCTCCGCCGCAATCTGCGCTTTGATCGGTTCCGCTGCGCTTTCGTTATTTTCGTAAAGAAAGAAATCCGGCTTGAATTTCTCCATTGCGATTTTATAATTTAAAAACAATTCCCAGCCCATGCCGGACGGCTGCTTTTCCCTACCGCTTTTCCTTGCAACGCTCCAATATGTGCAAGGGCTTCCACCTAACAAAATTTTTACCATCAGCTTTCCCTTTCCGGGAAAAGCCTTTGTTTTCAATGGTTTTCGCTATCTTGTTTACTCCCTCTAACGGTTCCCCATTGGCATCCAGGGAAATGGATACAGAACCGGGCATGGGAACCGGCTTCCCATAGGATATCTCGCCCGCCTCCGAAACGGACAGCATCGCATAATGCGCATTTTTCAGATTGAATTTCACCTTGTTCTTTTTATTCGCCATATCAACCAGCCTCCCATCCAAAACTGTATAAGACCTCATAAAGCCTCTCGCTCCCGATCCATACCTCCGACTTATTATAGAAAACCCCATGCCCGTCCAGCACGGCCTCCACCCGCGCCTCCAAGCCCAGATCCTTTCTATCGGTATAGACCTCCAGCCGCACCTCGCTGCCCTTATGATACACCCGCCCATCGGCGGCAAAATTGCGGCTCCCCGGCAGCAGGTAGCACACAAAAGGCGGCTCCGGCGACTCCCCCTCCGCGAAGTGGTCATACGCAAAGGGCAGCCCCAGTTCCCCTATCATCCTGATCAGACTATCCATTCCCCAGGCTCCTTTCTATCTCCGCTTCCAGCTTCTTAATGGCAGACTCCTCCGCCGGGGCGATATGCGCCTTCCCGGCCATCCTGCCGCCGCCCCTTTTTGCGTGGCCAAATTCCAGCAGGTGTGCCAGCCAGTACCGATTCTGGGAATACACCGTGACCTCCAAAGAATTAGAAGTCTCTTTGGAAACCTTGACTGCCCAGCTTTTCCCGTAAGCCCCTGTCCTTTTCGGCGCATTCTCACGGATATCCTTCTTCACCGCATTCCCGGCGCTTTTTACCGCCTTCTTCAAATCCTCCGTGGCAAGGTCGGCATATTCCTCCAACGACTCCATGATAGCCGAAGCCATCTCC